GTGTTCTACACCGCAGGATCATTAGAGTATGAAGGTGTAGCTAATATAACTGTACGTACTAATGAACTGGTTACTATATCTAAAAGTATACGCAATGTAGCATATTTACATAACCATGTAGTTATCATAGATGGTATTGCTATTGTAGGAACCAATGGTTGGTTTCATAATGAATATGCATATCCTTTACTAAGTCCTGTACACATAGAAAATGAACGATATGAAGATATAGGTTATTTAGGTAATTCTATTGAAAAACTACAGCTTCATTTAGATGTAACAAAAATCTTAATTGTTAGTCATTCTGCTCCCGGACATGAATTATTATTCGGAGAAGAACCAGATGACATATATTCCATACCACCGTTAAAATTATCCTTGATTAAAGATTCAGAGGGTAAAGTAACTCATTGGGTGTATGGTCAATATAATAAAAGTGTTGATATTGTGTTAGATGGTATTAACTATATCAACAACAGTTATTATAAAAGAAACCCATATTGGGCTAAAAGAATAGAAGTTTAATTAGCTTCAGACTCTACTTTAACTTGTAGAGGATAGCCTTGACTACGTGCCGATACTGTTACTTCAATACCTTTTTGTTCAGCAATTTCATATGGTAACACAGCAACAACTGCACTACCTTGACTATGAATATTTTCTGTAATATGTGCCGCTGTGTCATCAGTGTAATTGAAATATTCAATTAAACTACCTACGACAAATTCCATGCTCGTTACCTCATCATTTAAATAAATGATTTTAAATAACGGAGGCTCTGTTAAACTCAAGTTAGGTTTAATGGTAGTTTTAATTTCTGTTTTAGACATTGTTTTAGTTTAGTTATGTGTGCGAGTTACCCCGCACACTTATTTATATAAAATTTATTATATCACTTAGTATAAGTAATTGCAATAGATTTTGGTTTCTTTTCTTCTGGAACTTTACGTTCTAAATAAACAGAAAGAATTCCGTTCTTTACTTCAGCATGTATTACTTCAACATGTTCAGCTAATGGGAATGTTTGTGTGAAATCTCTACTGCTTAATCCTCTATGTAAATATTCATAGTTAAGCATTTCTTCACGTGCTTTGGACCCGGATATAATTAAAGCATTGTTATCTAATTTTATATCTAAATCATTTTCTCCGAAACCAGCTACAGCAACCTCTATAGTTACAGTCTCATCACCTGTTTTAATAACATTGTGAGGTGGATAGTTGGTGTTTGTTTGTCCAGCTGTTAGACGCATTAATTCATCTAACATAGAATCAAATCCGATTCCGAATTTGTGTATTGATGGAATATCAATGGCACGAAGGGTTAATGTTTTTGTTGTCATGTTTTTCTCCTAATAAGCAAGTTTATGACGATATCGGGCCCGCCGAATGCGGCACCCGATTTTGTTTAGATTAAGGTGCTTCCTTAACCTCTGCATCTACCACATTGTCATCAGACTTTTGTGATTGAGATGTTTCTTTGGCTTTTTGTTCCTCTTCATACTTGAGTTTAGTAATAGGACCAATAGCTTCATATAGTTCTTTAACTTTGTTGTCAATTTCTTCAACTTCAGTTCCGGCTAACGCAACTTCTAATGCATCAATAGCATTTGATACTTTTTCTTTTTCTTCTGCTGTTACTTTGTCACCGTACTTCTCATAATCTTTACGGAAACTGTTTAATGTTGATTCACCAGTATTTTTTGCTTGAATGAATTTAACTTGTTTAGCATCAGCTTCTGCATTTTCTTCAGCATCATTAACCATCTGTTGAATTTCACGTTCAGTCAATCCTGAATCAGATTTAATAGTAATCTTATTCTCTTTGCCTGTACCTTTGTCTTTGGCACTTACATTAAGAATACCATTAGCATCAACATCTAATGTAACTTCAATTTGTGGTACTCCACGCATTGCTGGCGGAATTCCTTCTAAATTAAACTCACCTAATAACTTGTTATATGTAAACAAATCACGCTCACCTTGTGCAACTTTAATAGTTACTGCCGGTTGATTATCATCTGCTGTACTGAACACTTGACTATGTTTAGTTGGAATAGTTGTATTCTTCTTAATCAACTTAGTAAATACACCACCGGATGTTTCAATACCTAAACTTAATGGTGTTACATCTAATAACAATACATCAGTACGTTCACCGGCTAATACGCTACCTTGAAGTGCGGCACCTGCTGCCACTGCTTCATCTGGATTAACATCTTTACGTGGTGCTTTGCCAAACAATGCTTCAACAGTTTCCTGTACTTTAGGCATACGTGTCATACCACCAACAAGTATAACCTCATCAATATCAGATGTTGAAACACCTGCATCTGTCATGGCTTGTTTACATGGTTTGATACTACGTTGAATTAATTCATCAACTAATGATTCTAATTTAGCACGACTTAACTTAACGTTCAAATGTTTAGGACCATTAGCATCAGCAGTAATATATGGTAAGTTAACATCTGTTTGTGCTGAACTGGACAATTCAATCTTAGCTTTCTCAGCCGCTTCTTTCAAGCGTTGCAATGCTAACATATCTTTCTTAAGATCAACCGCATTGTCTTTCTTAAACTCATCAACTAAGAAATCCATAATACGTTGGTCAAAGTCTTCACCGCCCAAGAATGTATCACCATTTGTTGATAGTACTTCAATTTGAGTTTCACCTTCAACGTCTGCTAGTTCAATGATAGATACGTCAAATGTACCACCACCCAAGTCATATACCGCAATCTTACGATCCTTCTTATCTTGTTTATCTACACCATAAGCTAGAGCAGCCGCTGTTGGTTCGTTGATAATACGTAATACTTCTAGACCAGCAATGCGTCCTGCATCTTTAGTAGCTTGACGTTGACTGTCATTGAAGTAAGCTGGTACTGTGATAACTGCCTGAGTAACTGAAGTACCCAAATAGTCTTCCGCAGTCTTTTTCATTTTACGTAATACCTCAGCACTAATCTGAGGTGGGGCTAGCTTTTGTCCATTTACTTCTACCCATGCATCACCATTATCAGCTTTGACAATAGAATAAGGCATAAGGTCAATATCTTTTTGTACAGCTTGTTCTGTAAACTTACGTCCAATTAATCGCTTGGCAGCATAGATTGTATTCTTTGGATTTGTAACTGATTGACGTTTAGCACTAGCACCTACTAATATCTCATCATTGGCATAGGCAACGATTGAGGGTGTAGTTCTAGCACCTTCTGAATTTTCAATTATTTTGGGGATTCCGTTTTCAATAATGGCTACACAGGAATTAGTTGTTCCTAAGTCCACGCCAATAACATGCTTTGACATATTTTTCTCCTTTAATAAGCAAGATGTATAATTAGTAAGCCTGACTCATTCAGCACTTACATCTTTATTTATCATATTATACTTTATTTTTAATTTTTATTCAACCTATTCTTAAAAAGAGTTTCCCATTCTTCTCTCTTGAAATTTGTTTTTGCGTGACAATGTTTACATAACGGAATAAGATTGTTATTGGCATTGTTTTTCTTATTGTAATCAATATGATGTACATCTAATTTAACCTTAGGTGCATTGCACATCTGACAAACATATCTGTAATCTTTTTTAATACTTTCTTTAAGTTCTTTATTAAATTCCGGACCATATTCGCCATTTGAAATTCCGCCTTTCCAATTTGGATGAGATTCTTTCTTTGGGGTATTCTTAGTTTGTTTTTCTTTTTGTTCAGGTGAGTACGACCACTTACCTGATTTATCGTTTTTCCATTTTTCAATTTGGGCAGGATCGTGTGAATGACCGAAGAATGGATTATTTTTCCCTTGCCTAACTTCTGGATTTTTTGTTAGATAGTCTGACAAGCTGGTACCTATTTTTTTAGCCACCTCAGGATCAGTACTAGGGTTATTGGACAACAGTTGTTCCCGTCGTTCTTCTCTAATTTGATTGGCTCTTTCTAATCCTATTCGTTCTTCCCAAGAAATTGTTTTTTGCCATTCTTTATGGCATTTACGACTACATGTTATTTTTGTTTTGTGGGCAACAATTGGTTTGCCGTAATTAGGATTATTTGGATGAGCATATGTTTTTACTGTAATAATATTATTACAACTAGCACAATTTTGGTAGGTATTAAATGATGAATTAATTTTAAGCATACTTCTATTTAGTATACCTAAGACAAATCCTAGTATTTTAGAACAACTTTTTAGGTAAAGTTTGTTCACGCAAATGTTTGTCCCAACGTCTTTTGGCCTGACTTTTAGCTAGTTTACGTTTAACAGTAGGTTTCACAAATTCTTGTCGGTCACGGACTTCTTGTAAAGTACCATAATCCGTAATCAATTTTTTAAATTTACGTAGGGCCTTTTCTGTATTTCCGTCATTAACTAAAACTTTACGTCCTCTAATCATATTGCGGCTTTTGGCTTTAAAATTTGCTCCTGATTAATATTTATCTTTTTAATGTTATTTTCACGGTATTTCTTAGTGTTATACATATGTGGCATCAAGGCCTTTTCAATTTCAGTATGTAATCCACGTGCCCCGGTCTTTAATTTCATTGTGTTTTCAGCTAGTTGTGAGATAGCATCTTCACTAAATTCTAACTGAATGTCATCTAAACTAAGCAAATACTTATATTGGTCAATATAGTTATTTTTAACTTTTGTCAGAACCTGAACCATTTCAATTTTAGTCAAATTCTCTACACTAACTGTAGTAGTGAATCGTCCAATAAATTCAGGAATCATTCCGAATCGTGTTAAATCATCTGGACTAACCATAGACAAATCACCCTCTTTACGTGCATCTTTAATATCAGCCCCAAAGCCAATACTTGTACCGTTTAACCTATTGTTAACAATATCTTTTAATCCAACAAACGCACCACCGGCAATGAATAAGATATTTTTAGTATTAACTTCTAACATATCGCCACCGGGATGCTTACGTCCTCCGCCGGCTGGAATACGACATGTAGTTCCTTCAACCATTTTTAATAATGCTTGTTGAACACCTTCACCTGATACATCACGGGTGATACTTGAACCTTCACTTTTACGGGCAATCTTGTCAATCTCATCAACAAAGACAATACCACGTTCTGCTAGTTTAACATCACCACCTGCGGCATTTAATAGCATACTAATCATGGATTCTACATCATCACCTACGTAACCAGCTTCTGTTAAACTTGTAGCATCAGCAACAATAAAGGGCACTTCTAAATATTTTGCTACAGTCTTTGCTAGTAATGTTTTACCAGATCCTGTAGGTCCGATTAATAATACATTACCTTTTTGGATTTCAAGATCCTTAGGAGGAGAATTAATACGTTTGTAATGATTAGCAATAGCTACACTGAGTACCATTTTTGCATTATCTTGCCCAATGATATGTTGGTCTAAAAACTCTTTGATAGTTTCTGGATCAAATCTAATATAATCTTTTTCAATCTTTTCTTCTTCAAGATTTTTATCATCGTGCATTAATTGAGTACATAACTCAATACAATCGCTACATATAGCTACATCTTCCCCTACAATGAGTTTGTTTACTACATCTTTGTGATTACCGCAGAATGAGCAATGGCTTAATTTTGTTTCTGTTGACATACTATTACTTATCTTAATTATTTTTCACACATACTTTTTTAGGCACAACTGATAACTCAATTTTAGATAGATTATACATTATGTTTGCTAATTTACTATTGTTTTGAATTTTCATCTCAATCGTGTTTCTCTCACCGGCTTTTGCATTAATACCGATATTAATAGTTTTTATATAGTTAACATCATAATAATCACCTACTCTCCGATGTAATTGTTTAGGTACAAAGCATTCACTATAATGTGTCCTATTATATAAATCTTTAATTTCCATATTAATTCTAACCTCATTCCAATCAGTGATGGAATCAAGTATTTTATTTGTAATAATAAATTCATTAAAATAATATTTCTCAGTACCTACTCTAACTGTAGAAGGATACTGTTGTGCAATTCCCTTTTCTTTTGTCCACAATGATGGTTTCCCGTCTGATACTAATCGTATAGCATCATGTAATGATGCAATATAGTTAGGATTCCAACTCAATTCATATGGAATAGTCAATGTTAAATTTCGGTAAGCATCTATCTTAACAACATAATCACTTTGTTTAATATCATATGCCCGTCTAGGGTAATCATTTAATACACTAGCAAGTATCTTATCACCATTCTGTTTATTTTCTAAGAATGATTTATATTGATTATCATGTTTAGCACCGTCAAGGTTTTTGCTATCCTTACCCTTAGATAGGATCCTATCACTTAATCTAAGTAAAGATAACTTAACATCTACTACCACCTGAACCTTATTACCAACATTTTGTTGTGAGATAATTTTATATTCATCAACAAAGGCTGAACTATATGCTAGGATTTCATTCTTTACTAGTTTCTCGTTGTATGACTCACGTTCACTAGCAATCACTACACCTACTTGATACTCAATAGCTTCTTTAAAAGCATTGTGTTTAGCCTCTTCGTAGGTATTACCTATACCAGTAGAACGAAAATAAGTATCTGGTTTAGTGGTAGAAGCACATGCGGTAAGTACTAAACATACCGCTAGTAATAATAACCGCATAATTAGTTACCGAATTTTTTACGCAATTGATTAGAAACTTGTGCAGATTCTTTATCCCAACGAATCGTTACTGAAACTTCTTGTGGTCCAACTACCTCTTGTTTAATTACCTTGAATCCACGTAATATGCCTTGGGCATTAACACGAATGGTTTCATTTAATTGATAAGCAGTATCATTGCTGTTTTCACGTACCGAATGATTTGTATCTTTTTCAGCATCGGTGTCACTCATTGCAACAACTTCTCCGGTTGTAGTACGTGATTTCATTCGGTCACTTGCCTTCTCAACGTTTTTAGCAAGAGTATTAGTTACACGTGTACTTGATACATCTTCCTGAATAAAGTGACGAACATTAGCACGGGCACGATCACCTGCACGAATTAACGCTGTTCGGCGATTGTTATCACTATTGCCATTAGAACTAGCTGTACCAACCGATTCAATACTTGTAATATCACAGTTTGATTTATCTAATGTATACCAAGAACAATCAGTTTCAATACGGATTGTATCCTGTTTAAATGATGTAGATAGTTTTTGGTTACGAATCTGTTCAAATTCTCCTTCACCACGTTTCATTCCAGAACAGCCCGCTAATGAAAGAGCAGTTACTAAAGCTAATAATTTGAAATTCATTTCAATCTCCAATAAGTTAAGATATGTGTATATTAACACGATATCCAATTATTGTCAATTATTTTTGGTTCTTTAGGAACAATTCTATCTGTTCTTTTTCAGTTTCGGACAATAAATCCAAATCGTATTCGCCCTTTTCTATCTTTTCAACCAAATATTTAATATAATTTTGGTTATGTAGATAGGTATCCGACTGTCCCTTTTGAACCTCAATCCATTTACGTCCATCATACTTATAGACACGGTTTGGTAAGGAATCTACACGTACAAATACATCACCTTTATTAGCCTCATCCGGAAACTTGCTACCAAAATTTGTACTAATAGAACGTTGATTATCTGCCGTTGCCAGGAATACATCTGGACGCAAACTCTTTAATGCATCTACTTTGTAATGCTTATCCTCAAACATTACATAACCGCCATCTAATTCCTTATAAGGTTTCTCAAAGGTATTAACTATTACTTCTGTACCATCAGATTCTTTTTTAGCAACCATTGGTTTAGTATCAAAATTAACAAATGGTTTAGCTAAATATGGATACTTTTCTAATAAAGATTTTGGTTCTTCTTCTGGTTCTTCAAACGGACCATCACGAACATCACATAATTTGTTTGGGCAGAAAGGACCTATACCAGGGGCATTAACTAACTCGGTACCACACATATAACAGTTAATGGGTTCTTTGGGAGATTCAGCAGTTGCAATAATCTGGTTAATCTGTTCATCAGTTAATGGACCATCATCAGGTTCATATGCAGGTTCAGTGACAGTGGGAGTCGCCGCTATTTCGGTCCCTAGAGGGCTGTCACCCTCCTCATCTTCTTTTTCTTTATCCCATTCTCTACTAGCATTGGCAGCTAACACTAATGCAATAGCTAACGGATCAAATACAATAACTAATAAGATAATAACCCAGCGAACGGCAGATTCTAATGTATTGTTATCAGCAGTATCACCATATATCAATGCGGCAATATACTTGATAGGTCCAACTTCTGCTTCTACTTTACGATTTTCAGCCGCAATAGGTGCTCGTTCTTCATTAAGTTTAGCAATTTCTTTCTGAGCATTACCAATATCTTTTTGTAGTTTAGTACGTTCACCGGCTTGTTGCCTACGAATTTGAACAGCACGTTCAGCACTATTCTCACTATCACCACGACTTAAACGTTGGTCAACTTGATTGTCCATTTGAGTTAATGCTTTACGTGCTAACTCAATATTGTCTCGTTGTGTTTTAATCTTCTCATCGTATAATGACAGTTTGGCTTGACTATCACCGGTACTGATACCATGCTCCATGTGTGCTTTACTTAAGAAGCCGAATATACCCATGCTAGTAAGTAATGCTAGTGCAATCACAGCAGGCACAAGATATAGTTTTAATAACCAACCTGCTCGGTGCCAATACTTACGTAGCCAAACAGTGGTGGTAATCTTTCCTATTTCAAGGATACCACCCATGATGATAACAGGAATAACCGCACCTGCAAAGATAGCGGTTAAGCCAATAATACTATACCAGGCAGCTACCGAACTAAGACAGAGTGCTACTAATAGTGTGAGATTTGAGAATGATAAAAATTTAAGGCGCATCTAATATTTAGTCTATATCTACATCAAATAAGTGACTATAATAACTAAGAAATTCTTTTACAGGTAAAACTAGTTTTTGAGGTATACTGGGTCCGTGAGTAACGTGATATGTAACTAAATAATCACCACGATCCTCATCAGTCTTTTTTACCTGTATTATTTCAATCTTATTGCCATCTTCAAATACATAGGATTGTCCTACTAAGGTATATGCGTTCATTTTGTATTATGGTGTACATCAAACTGTGCCCATTGACCTCGCCAGTTATCATGCTCACTGTCCATTCCTTCATCATCAAGTTCTTCACCATCATATACTAATCGGGTGACAACACTTGTACCTTGAACATCCCAGTTCAATACTTTAAGTTTGCGAGGATCAAACTCCTCACCTTCAGCAATCTCAATGGTAGTTTGAATACATGATCCTTTACCACCTTGTGTCCACATCAGCCAATAACCTTTACCTAAGTATTCAGGATATAGTTCTTCTAATTCTTCTGTAGCTTCCCAACGACTATCTTCTTCTCCGTGTGCTTCAGCAATAAATGATTCTAAATCACCTTCATAGATTTCTTCACCCTCACTATTGGTGATAGTCATGTGAGTATCATCTTGGTCAAAGCCCCAGAATGAATGTTTACCTTGATACTCATAGTATGGCAAATCAAATCGTGCCGCTTTGGGAGTTTCATTCTCATCGTAGTCATAACTCTCATTAAGAGCATCACTCAAATCATCTTCGTGGTCCTCATCACTCCAATACTCGTATTGAGCTTTCTTAATCTTGTGTACGCCAATCTCACGTGTACGACCCCAGATACGTATTGTATATTCGCCAGCTGGATAGTTAGGCAATAAATCTGGTTCTGCAATAAGTGTCTCAAACTCTGCCTTAAGTTCTTCCAATGCTTCTTCTAGTTCATTTTCATCAACTAGTTCTTCATCTTCTTCATTAATGATATTTTCTTTATCCCAACGTGCCATACGCTCTTTACGTTCTTGTTCTTCTTTAACGCCGGCTTCTGTTAATTCAGTGTCACTATCACACATTGGACAAACTTTTTTGGCTTCTTTCTCACCAGTCTCGTCATCTTCAGGCCATAACCATTCAGTATCATAACTTTGACCTGTCCATTTACATTTAGTACATTTATGAGTATGTGGTGGAGGCTCGGGTTCACTATGCCAACTAGATTCATCGCCTAGTTCGTAGGTAACATCGTAACCACCTTTGCGGTCAGTCCAACAATCATCATACTGAAACTCCCATTCAATTTCTACATCATTCTCATAAGCATCATTGATAACATCTTCATAATCATATGTACCATCAATAATACCATCTAGTATTACTTTAATCTCATCTTCTTCCTTGTCAGGATAGATTTCACTGAGTAATGCTTCATCAATTTCAATAGCATATTGTCTATCATGTTGATGCCATTCGTGTTTAACTATTGTTACCATTTTGTGCCTCCTTAGCGTTCTGGTAAATTTTCTTTACTATATCTACTACTGTATCTACTAGAGGACGAACCATCCATCCGCCCCAAATTATACCACTAATAAAATAAACCCAATCATTGAATGTCATTCTTTAACTCCGAAATGTTGTTTAATCTGCTCACCAATCATTCGACCCGACCATCCTGGATGATCCTCACAAGTCTGCAACATTTCTGCCACAATCAACTCGGCGAACTTTTTAATCCTAGTATCAAATTTTGAGTGATGATTGTCCCAGCCAGCATGTTCAGCAAGTTCTCTAATTCGTTCGTTAGTGTTCATATAATCACCTGCGGTGGTAAATTTTAAATCATTCATTTGTCATCCCTAAATCTAACAAAGCGTGGGAAACGCAAACTGTAAGTACCATCTTGGTTCTGTGTAATCACATCACATAAGACTTCAGCAGTACGACCAATGACCAAATTACGATTATTCCAATAGTCATCTCTATCATCATCACTAAAGCCACTACCCACATTGACTGTAATTTCTTTCCCGTCGTCAACTCCATGACAAACCAATGCTCCAAGTCTTCCCAAATTTCTACCAGTACCTTCTTCAACACCTACGACCTCCAAGTCTACAGTTAACGTTGGCTTCCATTTCATCCAATCAGTACTACGTTTACAGATGTATGGAGCTTCTAATTCTTTAATCATAATGCCTTCAAATCCTGCATTAACTTGATCCTTAGCATAACGTTCAAGTTGATCCTTACCTGCGGCTGTATCTAAATCAACCATAATATGTGGTAGTAGTTCAACGTTAGGCATAGTGTCAACTACATGACGAATATGTTCAAGTATAGCAATACGTTTACGTAGTTGAGCATTCCAATGACCTTCACGGAAATCACTTAATGGAATAATATCAAATATGTTGAATACACTATCATCTGCTTGTACATCAGTCTTACGGCGTGCTTGTCGCATAAGTTCTTGAAATGTATTACCGATCACTTCTCCATCTAATACAAATCCGTTAATCAATGCGTTCTGATGTCCTCTAGCAATCTTAACAAAGTTGTCGCTAACCTGTTGTTCAATATGTGTAAAGTTATCAAACACTTTACCATTACGACTGAAACATATAGTAGTTACACCCTCACTCGCACCAGGGATAACCATCAACAATACACGTACACCATCAAGTTTAGGCTCTAGACGTTTAGTGCCTTTCATCTCAGGACGACCCTCACTATTAGTTGCTAGTTGACAACCAAAGATTGGAATTTCATATTCTGTTTTCTTACAGATTTTATTAATTGTTTTGTCTGAAATACCTGCACGTAAATCTCTACGAATAACAGGAGCACAGAATGTATTCCATTCTATACTATCAAAACGTTCACTCATTTCATTGATAGCATCAAGTGCGGCATTACCTGACAAATCACGGTGTGATAACATAGTCAGTAATGTATTAAAATCACTCCAAGGATTTTCAGCATCAATGATACCTACTGTATCAGAAACTTTTCGCACACCGAATGTCACATAAGGATTGTAACAAGCTTTTGTCAAACCCAGAAAAATCTGAGCATTAGTGCTACCTAGGACACTTGCCTCAAGCGCCTGTAAAATGACATCTTCCTTGTGCAGGCGGCTATCTGATTCGTTTAGTTTATTAATCCAACTTGCACTCATTCTTCAACTCCAAAATGTTCTTTAATCAAATCCGAAGCAAGGAATGGTTCCGCAGTATCAGCAATCTCGGCACATTTAAGAACAATCAACTTGGCTAACTTTTCATAAAAGATATATGGATTTCCATCGGATCTAATTAGACCATCGGGTCCTATCCTAGATTCGTGTGCTTCAGTAAATGCTTCTTTGCACAATGTTTTAAATCGTTCGTTCATATTTTATCCTGAGAATGGCCACGCCGTTGTTGCGACAAAAGGTGGACGGGGTTTAAGTTCTACTGTTTCAATACTCTCATTATACACGTCCTCGTCAATTTTGTCAACAGTAAACGGACCCAAAATAGTAATAGTATCTTCTTCAACTTCCCAATTATGTTCACCGTCATAGAGCCAACCCGCGCCACCGTCTGCCCAAAGTTGTTCAATTTCTTCTTTTTCTTCATCGGTAAAACTATCATCAAACTCAAAGTCTACTGCACAAAGGTCCTCAAGTTCACAACCCCAACCAATTGTAGGATCGACACAATGATACCTATCATCACTAAAGGGTAACTCAGATTCATCTTCAACAAACCCTTGACCCCAACGATACAGTTCAGTTACACTCCAACCACGTACATTGCCTTGTTCATCTTTACTGAAAACATCATAGTATGCTTCTACTGATTTTTTATCAGAGGGTTTGATACGATATAAGATAGCCATTATTTTGCCTTACGTTTATTACATTCTTCAGTTACTTCATTGGGTACATGTTCATATGTATCTAGTTTGGAACATTGATATTCTATGACAACATAATCAGGATCGTCTGTACCTTCTCTTACAAACCAAACCATTCCTACGACTACCAGTATTGTTATAATTATTGTTTTAATTGTGTCCATGATGTTACCCCTTACGGGGTATTTAGCTACCAGCTACTATTATAAAATACTTTCAACCCCAAGAACACTTCTGCCTTAGCGTTGTTGACAAACTCAAGGTCTTGTTCATAGTAATGATTGTCTGCCGGACTACCAAAGAAGAAACCCTCAGTATCCGGAAGTTGTCCGGTACGAATAGCTCGTTCAAGGTTATCTAAATCATCCCAAGTTAGTTCTAACTCAATGCCGTTGAATATAGGCCAACCAACACTTTGCCTTGGACGACCTTTACTAACCCAAAGTTGTTCCATCCAACCATGTAAGTTAGGATGCTTACGCCAATAAGCAAGTTCATGTGGCTTGGTGACCGTCTGACTCACAAACTCATCACCATTGGCATCCAACTCTGCGGTGTCGTAGAAGTCATTATATTGCCCTCTTTTTTTAGCAACATACGCATACATATCTAGTCCCATAATATTCTCCACTTTTTTACGTTTATATTTCACTTAGCCTGATCAACAGTTACCTGTTTAACTTTCTCTACACCGCTGTCAGCTATTTTAGCAATGCCACTAAAGCCCACGGTTGATACTACAATGCCAAGAACAAAGCCTATTAATAAATTTGTCATTTTAAATTTCCGGAAATTCTAATTTTTGCCAATCTTCAGCATACTCTGTTTTTAAAACAGTTGCCGCATCTGTATAGCCATGATTGACTAATGTTTGAATACACTTTTCTACAATCAAACTAGCAAAAGCGTCAGGGTCAAAATCATATGTATATGTAGAACGATTACCTTCACCGTCTACTTCAACATAACCTTTGGCTTCTTTAAAAAGTTTTTCAATATCTTTATTCATCACTCATCTCCTCAACTCCAAAATGTATTAACAAGTCTCTACCTAACAACGGACCATGTTCCCATACACTACGGGCATAACGGTCACACTCACGTACAATCAGTTCTGCAAACTTCTCACTATCGAACCGATCTACCATATAATTGTCAAACGCATTAGTACCACGCATTTCACGGAAGATACATTGTGCCTTTAACTTTTGAATCAATTCTGTATTCACGCAATTACCTTTACACGATTAAGTTGGGTACTGTTATCTCTATGTGCTTTAACAGTACCTGTAATGTTTAACACTTTACCAATATCCAATGCTTCTTTATAAGCAAAGAACACTACTTGGTCATCAGTAGTAATACCAGTAACATAGTTTGTATTCCATTTCATTGAAAATACTGATTTCAATACTTCAATAGAAGCCGTTACCTTATCATTAGCTTTACCAATAAAACCACCTGTAGCAAAGTTAATACGTTGATCTGCCGATTGACGTACAACACCACGCTCATAGCATGATGGCAAACTAGCAATAACAGCAATATCATAGGTGCTAGTAATAACATCACGATTAGCAATCAACATTGTGGTGTTGTCAAAATCATTTAGTTGTTTACCTTGCAAGATTTTGAATGTGTATGCCTGATAAAACGCACGAACCTTTTTACCTTGCTCACGATCCTGATCGGTAATAATAAATGTATCAGCCAATAATTGTTCAACAATCATACGATTGGATAGTTTTGTCACTGCAGGATCTGATTCGCTAATCATAGTAAACTTGATATAACTACCATTGATACGTTGAGCCGCACATGCCGCACTCCACACATCATCGGCATTGTGATTAACCGTAACCTTTTGCGTTCTAGTTTTAGCACGATATGGAGTAGAATCATCAGCATGACCCATACGTTGAATTTGACGACTAGTCATATTTGATACGTTAGCAAATCCGTGCATGTTCTTCTCCTTAAACTTCAGTTTCGTATTCGTAAAACTTAACAGATGGATCCAACTGTTTTAGTTGTTTAGCGGCAGTCATCAATTCTTTGTAGCGACGGTTAACTTCTGCACGGGGCAGTTCACCATCGCAAGTAAGATTCTCTGGACTCAAAGCCGAATCAATCATATCTGCAACACGTTGACGACCAGCATGAGTGGTGATTTCGTACTGCTCACCTTTGAAAATACTGTTCCAGTGATTCTTCTGGTCAATGAATTTTTGTAATGCTTTCATGTTTAACTCCGTTGTTTAACTGTTTAAGATTCTATTATATACCCAAAGCCATTTATTGTCAAATTTAAGCGGCTAATCTTTGTTGCGTTTTTGCAACATTATCTTGTACTAATTGCTCAAATCCAGCAAGAGTAATCGGGTAACCCTGTGCTTTGAGCATTTTTTTGATATGGGGTTGAATAAAGCCTTTGGATTTCAAGATTTCAAGTGGGGATTCACTCTTTTCCAAGCGACCAAAGTATTCCTCAACTGTAAAGTTCTTTGTAAGGAATGTAAGGAAACTATTTTTGCTACTTTTAGCATACTTGAAACGGGCTACAAATTTTGTAGTACCGTCAACTGGGTTTGTGTAATCAACGTACTCAGTACCGTAGAAGTTGCCTTTGATGAATGTAGTCATTTCGTGTCCTTTATCTAACTGTATAAGATTCTATTGTAGCAGAAGATCCATTTATTGTCAAATTTTGGGTGTAAAAAAGCCCCAAAAACGGGGCATTTTTGAGAACTAAAAGTATTACTTTTTAGTATTAGTACTTTGATTAACAAAACCGTACATTTTTTCAGCAGTTTCAAGGATTTTGTCTAGACCGGGAAACTCTGGCATTGTGACTGTTGAAACAAGTTGACCCGTTTTTTCATCACGTTTTGCTGTTAGTTCCCAACCAGCAAATTTACTTGAGTATTCTTGTTGTACCATGTCTTTAGCCATAGCTAAAATATCAGTACGCAGTTCATAGCCATTTTTATTAAATTTAACTTCGGGTAGTTTTGGTGTATAGTCTGACATTATATTTCCTTAGTGTGTTAATGTTTATATAGTATAAAACATTTTTTTAAGTTGTTCAAATCTTTCGGGAAAATGTCATTTCATTTTACTCGCTTTGTAGTCTTTGATAGACTGTATTGCCTCTAGTAGGCTGTTGAATAGTTGTTTAAGTGTGTTCATAGAAATCTCCAATCTGATTGTTTGCGATGGAACTCGTAGGTCAATCGCTCAATGTCGCCTGCATCTTTTGGATTTCGGCCAACAATATATCTTTCTAACTCAGTGCCATAGGTATCTGTAGAGAAACCTAGGAACACTAATAGCATCCCTAGAAGTTTCTTCATATTACTTAGCCTTTGTAGATTTTGCAGTTTTAGCAGTGTTGAAAGCAGGAACCATTGTCTTGAACTGGCTGCTCATTTCATCATAGAATGTTTTGCTTGTGAAAATCATACCCAAAGCCATTGCTGATTGCATTCCTGCATCTGCGGCTGCTTTTGTGTATTTTGATTGTGCATCAACAAATGTATTCATTGCTGTTTTGATGCCTTCGTGTTGAACTGTTTGTTCTACGAATTTCTTTTTAAAGTCTGAAACGCCGTCAATAAAGGCGTAAGTTGCTGTGTTAAACATAATTTTCTCCTGTGTGTGTTTAAAGTGGGTTTTTATGAAGAACCCGTAACTTCATATATATTTATGCCGTCTGATAGATTTCTCTATATTTTGACATAGCCAATTCTCTGGCTAGAAATAATCTTAACTTGACATAATCAGTCAATTCCTCATCGTTATTTAAAGAGGTTTCAATCTTTAATATAATACGACGGGAATTAACTAATATATCCTCATCACTAACTAGAACCTGATTAGGATCAAGTCCCCAGGTCCTAATTGCTATGAGTCTGTATGGATTACTTCTTAGAAGCTTCGGCTTTTTTATCGTCGGCTTTTGCAGGACTAGCAGGCTTGGTTTCACTTTTGGTATCTGCCTTGGGAGCATCCTTTTTCTTAGCCAATTTCATTTCTTCTTTTGGCGCCTCTGCTTTAGCAGGTGCAGTAGCAGCCGGAGCAGGGGTCGCTGGCTTAGCGGCAGGAGTTGCGGTTTGGGCAAATGCTGTTAATGACAATGCTGATAGGATTACGATTGCTAATGTTTTCATTTTAAGTTTCCTTTAAGTTAATGAAGTAGATTTTACAGTCTACATATATATAACGCGGTAGCCAACTGTTTCGTTGACATAAATACATTATGTTATATATATCTTATCAGGGAATTTACGACGGGCAAAACTATGAATATGCCAATACGCCTGACCAAATAGGTAAATCCTTTAACAATGGATTTGCTTGTATGGTAGATGTTTGGAGAATAAATAATACACTTTGTGTTGGACCAGAAGCTGCTCCTATTCCGGTAACTGACAAATATCTACAGGGTAATCGTTTTTGGATTAAATGTGGTAATCAGGACACATATGATTGGTTTACTACACAATCAATAAAACTATATCCTAACTACTTTTATCAGCCCAACAGCATGGTCAATGCATTAACTAGTAGCGATAAGTTATGGACACCCGGGACAGTCCCGGTTAACAATACTAGTATTATTGTTCTACCTGAAATAAAAGACAGAGCATTGTTTAGTACTGTACAATTAAGATGCTACGGTGTATGTAGCACCTATTTAACCTTCATTAAACGTATGCGTAATGAGGGTGAGTGGTATTAACCACCCCTACCTGTTCTACGTACAACACTTGCACCACCATTACCCTTAGTAGGTTTAGGACCTTGTGATTTTGGTGCTTTACCTAATCCAGGATGCTTATTATCTTTCTTAGCGGCATTAGCTAAATTAATAAATGGATTCTTACTTTTCTTTTCTTCTGTCATCTTTTCACCTTTATGCTATCTAAATATTCATTAACGTTTCCATATAAACTTACCATCATAGCTATTTTGCTATCATAAAATCGTATATAAGGAAAGCTTTTCTTCCCATCTTTATTTACCCCCATATAATAGGGGCATTTGATTTTTTTATTAAGTTCTAATATATAAGCATGATATTGAGTTTCTGGCTGTAATTTTAACTCATATTGATAAAATTCTATCTCTGCCATTCTAAATGCTAAATCCCCGGTGTCCGTTAAACGTAATCCATCTTGGCGACCAGTCATCCACCACTTGAACAACAGTTTATCTATCGGTATAATTTTTTCTTGATTGAGAGAGTCAGGAAGTTGAGCCAATACAACTTCTGTAATAGTTTCTTTAAGGGTCTTACGTTTACTCATCTGGGTAGACAACTCTACCTGAATTCATAAACACCACAGTAAACTTATCGGTTTTAAATTGTACATTTAATTTGCGACATAGATTACGTGCATGTCCCGGATTACTAAAACTTGTCTTTTTGTACTTAGGTGTTGCTTCATTATCTAAGTAATGTTGGCTTTTTAGATTAATAGGTTGACCATCATAAAACACAGCCCATATGCCAGCGGCTTCTACAATTTGATCACATTTATATGTTACTTTGTCTACTAGTTCAAGTAGTACCTTGGGTTGTGTTCTACTCATTAAAATCTACCGCCGTTTAATTCTACCTGTAATACAGGTTCTGCTACAACCTTATTTTGCAACAATTCATAGTTATCAATAATTAATTTACTTAATTCATCACGCAATATCCTAGCCTCACTAATGGGAATGACCACATCTTTTCCCTGTCTACTCTCCATAACGGATACTTTGTCTATAAATCGTTTAATATGTAACATCAAGTATTTATCGCTTTTTTAGCCTCATTTTCAGTTTTATATGGTCCTTGATATGGATAACGCTGAATAAAGATATATTTAGGGCAAAAAACTGTTTCTTTTTCATGTCCTTGTTGGATTATAAACCAACCTGCCGCATGATAACATTTGCTTTTAGCTCCAGTTGTAAATAAATGTAGTTTACGTTTAATATCTAACATACTATTAAAGACTTTATCAGTGGTAGGATATACTTTAAAGGGTAAATCATGTTTAGTTTTATCTGCTTTTTGTACAGTTTCAAACTCAATATTTGTCTTACGTTTAATAGCTGTAGTATTTTTATAATGGCTCTTATTGCCATTCAATTTAACTTCAAATCCTGAACCGTCTGCTAGCACGTTACCAACTTTTTCTTTACCATCAGTAACAATCCAGAATTGATTCTTTACTACGGGTTTTGCAATTAGTGTTTTAGTCATTTTTATTCCTCTGTGTAAGTATACTATGTTTAAATGTACATGTCAACCGTTTTACCAAGATTATACAGATATTGGTACTCTTGGTATTCTCGGGTAAGTTTTAATGATTCGTAACGTTTTATTTCTTCAACATGATGTTGGAAATCTCTATCTTGTTCTAATCGTCTTGAGGATTGTGCTTTTAATATCTTTTCTTTTTCTAAATCTTGAGCCGTTGCAATATCTCGGACCTTTGATAATTCCATAGCATCTTTTAACATATTATACCGTAAGGTATAATTAAGCAAAGGAGTGGGGGTAGATATCTTATTCATTCAAATCCAAAATGCTTCTTAATTGCTTTCTTTGCTTCTGCAATACTACTTTCATGTTGTGATTGGTCAAATGTAGTATGTACATGCGGTTTCTCCGTACTATCTAATGCTAATATACATTCATCTATTAATATCTTTGCAAATGCACCTACCGCAAATTGATCGTCAGTAATACATTGTTCTGCTAATTTTGTTAGTTTTTCATTATCCATGTTTATCCTTTATTTAAATAATTTCACATCCTTGTGTTTGACAATTATAACACGATGTATATTATCTTTATATTTAATAGGTAAATCCAAACACACACTAATTCTTGGTCCTTCAATCTCATTAATTAATGTGTCATTTCCCACAGTACCGACAAATGGAATCTTATTCCATTTACCAATAACACGGTCACCTATACTGTATTTACCCATGTATCGGTTTGCATTAAAATACTCAGCTAAACTTGCCATTATAACATAAATTGTTTTAGCAAATCATATGCTAAAGACAAGTCCTCTACCACTGGTTCTTCTAGGATTTTACGATATTCTGTAATGATTTCCAAAGCATAAGCTTGATCCTCATCATTCAATGAGTTCCACCACTCAAACAATTCTTGTGGATTCTTGTTTAAGATATATTGAAGGTTTTTGTAATCTCTTGTCATTTTATTCTCCTAATTTTTCCCAAGTATAATCAACTTCTTTTATATATGCCACAGGCTTTAACCACCCATGACTGATACATTCTTGTATTATTTTTTTGTAACTGTTCGGGCATTGTTGGCTAATCTCAAATCCAGCACGTGCAGCCATAAAGTTTCCATTGTAAATCATAAAGTCCGGATCGCCTGGACGAATTGTTTTAATAGTTTTGTCCGGTTTAGTAAAGTTCATGCCAAATTACCCTTATAAGGATTGTTCAACCATTTAGCATATGTATCTGCTTGTTCACTAATCTTAGTCAATTCATACTTACCACAGAATTTCATAAAATGAATGCCAACCTGAGGAGTAATCGTTGTACGTACACCCTCACGAATGTTTGTATCTACTGATAGTTTAACTTGATCAGGTTGTCTAGTCAAATCAATCAATACCCGATTGCGTTCATAATCGTCACGTACACGATGTTCCACATCATTATGGTCTACCCATCTTTGTAACATCATGTTATTCCAATCAAAGCCCTGTTTGTTACGGTCAGCATAAGCTTCCATCAATCCTGCTTTCTTTTGTGTACCTTTACTACGTACACCGGGATATGCACTAAACACATTGTCAGTACTATCACCACGCATACATTTCTCAAATAGAATATATTGTGGGTCACCTAACAGTTTTGGCTCACTAGTTTTCTTATCCTTGACAATTTTGCCTTTATCGTCAAAATAACCCTCAAGTGTAATTAATTGATTGCTAATGCCATTATACTGTTTTACATTTTCTGTAATCAGTTGAATGTAATCACTATCGCTACTGATAATGAAATGTTCATCATCAGGGTGCAAGTGAATAAATCTAGCAATCAAGTCATCAGCTTCTGCTTTAGGATCACGCAATACTGATACGTTAGTTTTCTCACGCAAAAAAGTTGTGAATTTTTCATATGTTTCCCAGAACATTTCATTTTCTTCTTTTTCAGCTTGAGTCTGTGCTTGTGTATCCACAACACGATTTTTCTTATATGGCTCGTAATAGTCTTTGCGCCAGCTTCTGCCTTCGAGACAGAACACAACGTGGTCAATGCCAAATTTGCGAACTATTTGATTGCATGATGCAAGTGTAAGATGTAGTGCCATCCCGATTTTTTCCCATGTATCTGAGTTTCGGGAAGCAACGTGCCGGGCACGAAAGAATGTGTTAGCTGTGTCAATTAGTGCGTATTTCATATGTTTATTATATACTACTATTTAGATTATTTCAATTGTATTTGGGCAGTTGTTAATCGAGCAAAAACATCATTGCCGAATGTCCATCCGTCGGGCATACTTGTTTGCATGTCCAGTTCATTGTCAAGCAATTCAGCTTCCTCATTAGTAATCAATACAATAGCCAAATTGTTTTTAATCATTTGTGCTACTTCAGTTACACTACGTTTTTCCATAGTCATTGTAACCGCTTGATTATAAATTAAAATACAAGGAACGATATGTTCACGATAAGTATTTTCTTTAGTGCGTTTAATACTTTGACCGATGGTAATTAAGTGGTCAATACTATCGCCCTCAAGTAATGCTCTAGTATTTTCTAAACCAAACCCATCTTCATTATCAATAAAATACTTGAAACGTTTGGCAATCTTTTCAAAGATATTACGTTCGGATACTTCACGTGGAATCGGTTTGATAGCTTGACCACGTACCTTACGTACAATAGTTTCAATAGCTTCAATGGTACCGACAATGACCCAAAAGTTTTCAAGTATATCACCATCAAAAGGGATATTAATAAAGTCCTTTGCATCTTTGCGTGATTCGGAACGTTTACCTGTTTTCTCAGTAAATCCTTGACCTAGGATTTGTTTACGCATTTCGGCAACATCTTCTGGAAGTGCAAGCCAGCCCACAGTATAGTGGTTCTTTTTAATTTCACACTTTACACCGTTGTTGGTATATAGTACGCAGTTGTTTTGTTCCTCGTAAACACGTTCGGTATACCCACGTTCCTCACATGAGTTTTTGAACAGTTTGAATGATATAGCTGCCATAATATAGTCCGTTATGCGATTTAATAGTTAATTATAGCACCTTTTCCATTTATTGTCAACTATGAGAATGTTGTATTTTTACTACATTCCAAACAAATTATACACAGATTTAGGTATATATCCACCTCTATAGTGCTTGGTATTAGTAGGGTCTTGTACATTGAGATAAGGTAATCTACCAAACGTAGCTTTGTATTGCTTTGCTAATTCACCCTCGGCCCAGGTAGTAGCCTTCAATTCATCACTTTCATGGACATTTGAAAAAACCATTCTTGTAGAAACATCCCAAACTGCAATAGTTACATCATTCTTGTTGAATGATGCTGGCAAAAGTCCTTGTGGAATTAAATAATTTTCAATGCCTCCCCAAAAATCAGCACCATGTGAACTACGGACATGTAGTTCTTCCCATCCAGGTACCCAACTTAATTGTCGAGTAATACGCTCACCAACTTGATATTGTCTCTTATTACCAAGACTAGGTGAACTCATTCCAACCTTTGAAAAGTCATATGACAATGGACCTGGCTTAAAACACATACCGTAAACATATGATTTCACAATGCCATTGTGTCTCATAATTGCATAGATATCTCTACAATTTTTTAATTTTGAGCAATCTATCACAAAATCTGGATTAAACAAATCAATATTTTTTAACATTTAACTTACCTCTGTTCTACCGTTACCTAAATCTTTTGTACGAATAACTCTTGCATCACGGCTTTCTGTACGGTTCTCCGGATCAGCTACCTGCTGTTCATACATCTCTAATGCTACATTCCGACATACTGTCTGAAACCATCTATCAACTATGATTACATCTGTATCATCTTCACGTTGTCTATAACCTGCTTTGATAAGATTCAATACAAACTTGTCATTGAAATCTAAATCAAATGCACCATCATTGATATTCTCAGGATTGATTTCTACCTTAGTAATAGCAATGTATGGTTCACCTGCCGCCGTTGCTTTTTCTTTTTCAGTAAGTTCAGTCTTAGCTTTAACTTGTTTAGGCTTAGGCTCTTTCTTAACAACAGGGGCATCCTCTTGTTTCTTAAATAAGTTCTTTAATTTTTCAAACATTTGTATCTTTCGTATAGTTTAAAGCTGGCAAGATTCTTTGCCTTTGATTCACACATCATATCAAAGTTATCAATAAATGTCAATGCCCAATCGTTCACAGCATCGTTCCAATAGTAGTCGGAATGTGCCCGAAGCTTCTGTTTACTATGTCCTGCTTCAATCAACGCACCATGAGAGGGTAATTGTGATCCGGGATGTCCGACAAGTATATCTTCACGGCTGACGGAGTAATGTAAAGTAGGCCTAACACCGCGCCAACTATCAATAACCATCTTAACCCGGTCATCATTTGCGGAAATATATTCTCCTTCACGTATCCAATTATGGTGTATGTCCATGACTGTAGGTACGAGATCAGATAATGATAAGCAGTCTGTAAGTCCATGTGTGTATTCCTCATTTTCTAGTGTTAGTGTGTTTCTTGCTTCGGGGCTGAGTCTTCCGTAAACATCTCTGATTCCTTGTGGGCCTCTACGCCCAGATATGTGTATATTAATCTTAAAATCCTGGAAATTTCTACCGAACCCCATCCATCTGGCCATATCTGCATGATATTCAAACTCCTCTATACTCTTATTTACTACCTCATCACGGTCGCTTGCTAAAACTACAAATTGATCGGGATGAAATGAAAGACGTACATCATTTGCTCTAGCTGTCTCACCGATGGGTGCAAACCATCGTTGTAAACTATTTTGTACATCAGTACTTTGCCAAAATTCTTTGTATCCATCCATAGTATAAAAACTAAGCATATCACTAGTAAGACGAACCATACGCAATTCGGGTTCTAATGTAGCAACACGCTTAACCAATGCGTGAGTATTCATAATATTGCGTTTAGCAACATCCATAATCTTTTCTTCCACTACACTACGGTTATTACGTTTTGCCCATGCTTGAGTTGTACCGCCTGTGTTAAGGCCTTCAGCAGAGACAATCTCGCCTTTACTGTTGATTTCTGCCCATTTACAAGCAAAGCCGATGCGTTTGATAGATTGATTTGTCAAAGTAATAGTCCAAAGTGATAAATAATAGATGTAGTGTAACATATTTACACAATAAAGTCAACTATTTACGGATAACAAAATGAGATTTACCGAAATTATATCAGAGAGTTCAGGAACCAGACTAAAAGACATAGCAAAAATTGCTACTAATATGCCAGACGCTGACTTTTGGTTAGTGCGTAAGGGTAGTGATAAGACTGTGGGTAAGCCTCTCAAAGAATTTGATCCATCAAGGATTGGCATTAAAGTTGTAAAAACTGATGTTATTGACCCAAACTATCTTTATTACGCAATGATGAATTTACACAATCAGGGACACTTTGCCCGTATAGCAAATGGAACAACTAATTTAGTTAATATTACTGTAAATGATATTGCTAATATTCCACTAGGTCAACAGGGTATGAATGAAGCAAAAGATCCATGGAAAGAATATGAATTTATATACGATGGTCAAAAAATAGGACATATATATAGTAGGACAGGTCAACCTCCCTTTACAACTAGAAGAAAAGATGGTAATTTTATAAAACAAATGAATCATAAGAGTCTTAAGGATGCTCAGATGTTTTTAATCAACACACATTTAGGTAGGTCAACCTATGATAATATGAGCCATTATGGTACAACACCTCAGCAAGGTATCGATGAAGACTGGAACAAAGTCAATAAGAAAGACAAAACGTCCGGCATGAGCCGTAAAGCAGTGAAAGCATATCGTAGGGAAAATCCAGGCAGCAAATTGCAAACAGCAGTTACTACCAAACCTAGTAAATTAAAGCCTGGATCAAAAGCTGCCAAACGCCGCAAGAGTTTTTGTGCTCGTATGAGTGGTAACAAAGGTCCTATGAAAAAGCCTAATGGTAAACCTACCCCTAAAGCATTAGCACTACGTAGATGGAATTGCGAGAGTGTAGAGCAAATGGAAGAATTAGTAATGCTAGCTGAACAATATATTAGGAATCTTAAGAAATGAATTTTGTAGAACTATTTGAGGGTGCAACACCCAAATTACCGGGTGCTGTAGGTGGCATCAAAGTTATGAGCATGGATCAGTTTCTGGCTCAATCTGATGATTTGCCCGATGAACAATTAGATGAATTGTCTCCTCAAACATTAGCAAGCTATGTTAGAAAATCTAATACAGATGCTAGAGATAGACTTAAACAAGATCCTAAAAATCAATTTAAAAAGGCTGAAAAAAGAGCCGCTGGTATAGGTCAAGCTATCGGCAAGATTCGTGCTACAATGGAACCTGCTACTAAACAACAACCTGTAGCAGAAGCAACAAAACTACCAGCACAAACACGTGAACTAAAAGGCCAAGAACTAGATGATTACTTAGATAGAATTCGTAATCGTGAAAAGGGTAAAACAGACAAATATAAACTTCCTTACATCCATCGCTCAAGTGTAGTCAAATACTACAATGAAGAAGGTAAACGCTACGATACAGACCAAATCAAAACAGCATTAGGTGTTCGCCCAAAGAAACTTCTTAAACAAAATGAGAAGATGAAACATTCTAATGGTGAACTAGAACAATTCTATAACATTGGTTTTGCCGCACTAGTCGGTATAGCATTAGATGAAGGTACAAACGAACTCATAGTAGTTAATACATGTCCGGGTGCTGGATCATGTAAAGTAGATTGTTTCGCTATGAAGGGTGGTAAGGTTCAGTTTGAAGGTCCTTGGTTAAGTGACGGAAGAATTCTTACTTTCTTATTGAATGATCCAGATGGATTCTTTAATCAACTAAGTGCAGAAATCACAAAAGAAGAAAAGCTAGCACAAAAGGGTGGTTACAATCTAACTATTCGTTGGCATGATGCTGGTGATTTCTTTAGTCCAGAATATATGGATTTGGCATTCAAATTAGCGGCATCACATCCTGATGTTAAGTTCTATGCTTATACAAAAATAGCGGATGCAGCCTTAGGTCAAAAGCCAAGTAACTTTATTGTTAATTGGAGTGAGGGTGCAAGTACTAGTCAAGAGAAACAAGTTAAACAACAAGATCCACAACTAGATGTAACTAAGAATAGTCGTATTGTTCCAAGTAAGTTATTCTATGACTTATTGAAGAAGGATAAGGATGGTAAGTTAGATAAGACCGCTGATGGTGCTTGGCAACCAAAAGACGCAGCCGCATTAGAAGAATTAAAAGACAGATTGGCAAATCAATATAATTTAAAACGTGATAGTATCATTGATTATAATGAGATGATGGCTACTCCACAAAAGAATAACATTAAGAAATGGAATGTTATCATTGCACCAGGTGAGGGTGATATCAGTGCTAATAGACAAGATGTATTGTCTACATTATTATTGAAACACTAAACCTTCAATAAATCTTCCATAGTGTATAGATTACGCATATAGGGTGATACATTAGCTAGTACAGAACTAGGTAAATCACCCTTTCTCCTTGGGCCGTATTTTACATCAAAACTACACTCATTGACTTTTTGAAATAAATCAACAATCTCCTGTACAGTATATCCTACACCATGTCCTAAGCATTCAAAGCTATTGCTAGGCTTTTCAATTGCTTGCATCAATGCATCACATATCTCATTAACATGTACATAATCACGTATACATGTACCATCAATAACGGACACATCATAATCATTACCGTAAATAGTAAACTCACCCGACTCTTTAGCTTTAATTAAATTGTACATTAACCCATCGGGGTTAGTGGGAGCCACGACGGTGCTTCCAATAACATTATAAAATCTAAAGATTGTATATGGTGTTTGACGATGGGTTGTACAATATTCTCTGACCACATCTTCTGCGGCACGTTTGCTGATACCATAAGCACTAGCACAATCTTGTGCGGCACCTGTACTAGCAAAGATAAAGTTCTTTGTCTTTATCTTGTTAACTACATTCATTGTACCATTCAAGTTAGTGATATAGTATTTGATAGGCATCTGCTCGCTTTCACCTACACGAACTAATGCCGCTAAATGGATTACACAATCATATTCAATATCACCCGGAATAGCAAATTGTCTATTGATATCGCAACGATAAAACTCATTCAATGGCGCTTGTGGTTCATCAATATCTAAGCCATGAACTTCATATTCATTCTCAAGCATTTTGCATAGATGACTGCCAATGTATCCTGAGCATCCTGTAATTAAAATCTTTTTCATAAACCCTCAAATAATGATAGACCTTCTGCTTCTTCTATTGGTTCAAAGTTTGGATCTTTTGTTAAGTATGTATCGTCATCTGTATAGATAACCCTAAATTTATGTTTATTGGTTAAAACACTACGTACATCATCAATACAAATAATACTACGGTTCAAATCACTGATAAAATCAACGTGTTTAATTGTAGTCTCATTGCATATTTTTGCTGTATTACTGTTAGATTTTCTAGGTTCAAAATCATTAAAACAGTTGTTCCATTTATGAAAGACAGTAGCTTCTTGTTCTTGTGCATGTTGCAATGCTCCCAAGTTATACCATCTTTCTGCTTTTTCAAAAATATCGTACAATTCTTTTGCTTTACTTGCCATGTCTTTTTTAGTACAAGTATAAAAGAAATCTTTGTTAAAGTTATTAGTCCAACGTTGATGTTCTAACACTAATGTAGGCATTTGAATATGTTGTTCATAGAATGCCATACCATAACTCTCAACAATACTAGGATTGAATGCAATTCTAGCACTTGTCATAAAGTTAACTTTCTCTTGACCAATGATACCTACACGAATTTCGTAAGGTACACCTATCTTCTGTAGTCTATCTTCAAACTTCTTTGCACCATTTGCACTAGTCATTACTTTTGCTGGAAGGTTTGTTTGTTCAATCAAGTCTAAGAACAACTCAGGATTCTTACCTTCTTCCCATCGTCCAACAAACAATATACCTTCACGTGTCTTATGATGTTCTTCCAGTAATCCACGTTCTGTAATAGGAATAGGCAAGTGATATGAAGATTCATCTAAATGTACTTGATTGAATTTACTCTGTGTACCCACATCAATATTCGTTAAGCTTAATTGGTGACGCATTGCTACATTAGTGTTAGACAAGAAGGGATTCTTGGTGTCTGTGAATATCTGACTTTCTAAATGAGTATATGCAATGATTTGAATCACATCTTCAAGTCCCATAGTACTAGCTACCTGCACAGTTTCATATGTGTTGCATATCAGTACATCATACAAATTATGTTCCAGTGCTTCTACAATTGCTGTACGGAAATTAGCCATTCGTTCATAACAGAATGTATCCCCATACATAAAGATATTGCTGTGGTCAGTATATTTTAGTGATTCTAATGGGGCAATAACATTTGCTTTGATAGATTTAACAAACTCAGTATCTTGTGGTTCTTTATCGGTAATGATATCAACTTTAATATTATGTTGGTCCATTAGTTCACAGAAGCTTTTTGTAAATTGCCCTATCCCACCATGTGGTATTAATGTTTGATAGCTTACTAAGAAGCCAATTCGTTTATCGTATGTTCTCATTTATCTTTTACAGTAGGTACATCTTGCCATTCAGTCCACTCACGCTTTTTAGTAAAACTGCCGTTAAGGGTAGTTGTACTATAATCAGTTACTTCACTTTGTGTTCTATATTGTAACACTTTTTCTGGTCCGTCATAACCGTTTCGGACAAGATATCTTAATTCATACATATATTTACCTTTTTAATAACCACATAATGTGGGCATTCTTAGAATGCCATTTGTGTTCAAATATGGACTCACCTGGCCCTGACCACATTGCTGTAACCCTATAACCATATGTTAACCAAATCAACTTACCGGTTAACACACATCTTTTAGGCAACCATGCAAACTTAAGAGTTGATCCTAGACCTCTCATTAATGCATTGTTGTAAAATACATCATCATCTATTGGATAATCTAACATGTAGAGACTATTTTATGTGCCCCACTCGTTTTTAAACAGTGGGACTTGAAGTCTATCACTATAACGATAACCACGATTCATTGCTTCAATAGCAACATTCTTAGCATTCAAACTATAGATACTTTCTACACCACCACATGGCATAAAGTATACAGGGCCTCTAAATCCACCATTACGAAACTCTTGTACTGCCTTATCAGCTTCTAATGCATCTTCTTTAGTAGCGATAACAAACTTTAAATATACAAAGCCAATACTTTCATATTGACGAATAATACTAGGACAAATTGCTTCTTCCCACTTCTCACCACTGATACTTAGTTTAGGGCTAACACTAAATGTAAGTGCATTCTTTTCTCTGTTAATCTTCCATTGTTGTAGATAGATAGAGAGGTCTTGACTTAGTTCTTGTGTACCATTAGTTTCAAATGTAATCTCTTTCAATGACCTCATCTTCTCGTTTGAAAGCAGTTCTGGATACGCTCTTTGCCATCCAAGAAGAGGTTCACCGCCAGTGATGACAAGGTGCTCATCCATCCAGCGATTGTGAGGAAGCATAGCCATAATGTCGTCAACAATATCATCGGTGGGGCGAACAGGACTAAGATGCTTAAACCTAGGATCCCATGAAGCATAACTGTCACACCCTGTACTGACCAACGGTAGTTTTTTATAATCATCATAATAGTGAACCCTTGCGGCAATATCTTCTACTTCTTTACTTACTTCACCTTTAGGCATGCCAAAGCCTGCACATGTAAAGTTACAACCAAATGTTCTTAGGAACACGGAGGGAACTCCCATATATCGGCCTTCTCCTTGTATACTATAGAATAGTTCTGAAATTTTTAGTTGTGCCATTATGCAAACTCTCCGTCTTCCCTGTGACCACCTCGTCCTGCCATGTTACTATCAGTCTCACGGACCTCTACTCTACAGCACCATACACGTTTTGCTTCTTCACTACCGCAGTTAGGTAAAAAGATTGTGTTAATGTATTCATATAAGAAGTCAGCAATACCCTCACAACCAGTACGTTCTACTTCTGTAATCTTTGCTAGTTTTAAACGACCTAGTTCTAATAGATGTTCACGCATTGGGTCATCTTGTGCGACTAATAATGTATGGTCAAACCATTCTTCTAGTTTATCTTTAAGTGGTCGTAATCCACCGAAGTCAGTTACCCAGTTACGGGCATCTAATGTATCTGCTTCAAATTCAAAGTGAAAACTCATAGCATAGCCATGAATTAAGTTACAATGACTGTCAGCACGCCATTGACGATATGCGACAGGACCTATTTGTCTGTATGTTTTTGTTGAAAAGAATTTTTTGTTTGCCATTGTGTTCTCCTATGTTATATTATAGCATAGGACGCAGAGTTTGTATACCGGGATGAGCCCAAAGAGACCGGTTAT